GTATCCGCATCAAACAAATAACGACCCTGATCATGCGCAAGCTCCTCGTCAATCTCAACGTCACAAACATCCCACTTCGTGCCCCAGTTGTTGACGCGCCAGTCATACCAACCCTCAACTTCGTACCCACCCCATTGGGTCTTGGGCGCTTGCCACTGCTCAAACGGCATCGGACAAACCAACTGACAAAACTGCGGGTTCTTGGCACGACCCCCACGATGAGGATCGTACCCGTTCTCAGTCAATCCATTGTAAAGCATGGATACCAAGTAATGCGGCCCCTCAATACGGACCTGCTGATCACAATGATTAGGCATGGGAACCTCCATCAGTAATGTCGTTGTAATCTTCCAAATTTCTCCAACCCTTATGCGAGGTGATGCCGTCATATGAAAATTCCACATAAACGCAAAACTTGATATCACCACCAAACATGCGGGCAGTCTTTTCCGCCGTGCAGAAATGATCCCGCATGACAGACGCACTGTATTCCGCAATCCCATTGTCAAATGAATGAACCACAGGACCATCCTTCGTGCTCAACTCAGGGCGGTACACGCCAATGTTCAATATCTCCTGATTAAATAAATATGCCATCAGTCTAACATCGCCTCCCCAGTAAGCAGTAACGCTGGACCCACTATATACCGACCCGTCATGCCACTGGCCGTCTCATTAAACGGTAAACCCAATAACAACCCCTCCTCGTTCACAATCAACTGCTTTTCACCGTCGTCGATCACAATCTCAATCAAACCACCAACAATAGCCTGAGCCTCCTCCAAAGAAGGACGCTTGGCCCGTATCTCAATATCCCGAATCATCACTCATCCTCCTCATAATGCGAAGCAAGCTCCGCGTAATCAATCTCACCCAAAGCGCAGTTTATCATGTCACGAACAAAACCACTCTGATCCTCAAAACGATACATCATCTCATCAACCAAAGCCTCAATGTGCTCAACCGTGATCACAGCACCCTCCTCCTTGTCAGCGTCCAACACATCACCCAACCACAACTGAACCAACCAAGTTTCCTTATTACTCCAACCGTTATAAGACATCACACTCTCCCATATAAAATATTATGCAAATCAACAGGCTTGCTCCGGTCCAACTTAAACTCCGGAGTATAATATCCGTGAATCTTACGACCCTTGAATACAATAATCTCAGTCACCGGAACACGGTCCTTGAACATCTCACGATTGCGGAAGTACCGCGACCGTAGGGCCTTGATCGTTTTCATGGTGGGGCTCAACAGGACATTGCCGTCCTCGCATATAGCGTTGTATGAATACATATCACTCGCCCCCCATCGTATGTGACAACGTAACCATCGCACTCGTCTCAGGATTGCCGCGACCCTCAATAAACGTAAACTCCAACACATCACACGCCACACCAAAACAGGTGGCGTCGTGATACTTCATGAAAGAAGAATCCTCGCTGCAATCAACAGGCTCGGACGAACCATGCTCCTTGAGCATATAGGCGCAGAAATCTTGGAATTGCTTGTCATCCTCGTAGGATTCGAAGGCACTGGTGTCATCGTAAAACAGCGCAGTGGCCCAAAAGGCAGGTAAATTATAGGTGACTGTCGTCATATCGATACTCCTAGATTGAATTGAATGAATAGGTATGTAAGAAGTTATATAGGATAACTAATGTTTACTTCAACCCCCTGTATACAGTTTTTTGACCCCCCTCTCTGTTTTTTTTTTTTTTCAAAACACGTTTTTGGTGTAAACTCTGTAAACACATGGGTTTTATTGTTATTATACAGTAGTTTAACCCCCTGCCTTAAAGGTAAACATCGCGTAAACGGTTTACGTTAGAAACGTAAACACCCCCCCTTTTTGACAACTAGGCAAATTTCAAACCCTTCAAGATTTGACTGTGATTGTAAACAGGGGGTATAAAACTGCTTATATACGGAGGATTTTAAATGGCTGGGAAAATCCAGAAACTGACTAATCGACAGAAAACTTTTGCTCGGCACATTGTCGAGGGGATCTACTCGAATACGGAATGCGCGAGGAAGGCAGGATATGCCGCTGATCTCGCAAACCTGCGCGCCTCAGTGCTGTTAAACGGCAGAGACTACCCGCATGTGCTCGAATACATAAAGGAGCTCAGGGAGGAGCGAGAACGGCGCTACGGCGTGACCACCATCGGGCAGCTACAACGCCTTCAACAACTTTCCGAAGGGGCGGAGGACGCGGGCCAGTTTTCAGCGGCCATCAACGCAGAAAAAATCCGCGCAGCATTGGGTGGTTTGACTGTGGATCGTCGGGAGAATATCAACCAGATAGACCAGCTATCCCGCGATGAGATTGTGGCACGGCTTTCCGATTTACAAAAGAAATACCCTCAAGCATTCACAATCGAGGGATCATATGAGGATATAACGGATGAGCAGAGGACCGGAGGCCAACTTTTGGAGCACGATCAGGAAAAATCTGCCTGAAAAATGCTTCGCAACCCGCATAGAAAACAAGCATGGCGGTGGTGTTCCCGACCTTCATGCAATCTGGGATGGTATTGCTTTTTGGGCGGAGCTAAAAGTAACGAAAAATAATAAACCAAAAATATCTCCGCATCAAATCGCGTGGAATATGGCGTATTGGGCTCGCGGCGGCAATAATTTCTACTTGGTAAAGGCCCTCTCTACCAAGAAACTATATTTATTTGGGGGTGATAAGGGGCCCGAGCTCCTTGAAAAGGGGATTGAAGGGGCTGAAGGTCAGAGTTTCGAGGACCTTGCGTCTCTTTTCGATGCCTTGCGGCTCTGCTGCCGCTGATATTATGCCTTGCGGCTCGCGCCTGAGCCTTGCGACTCTGGCGCGGCGGGTTCCCGGCCCGGGCTTGCCGGGGATGGGAACTAGGATAGAGAGTCCGAAGGACACAATAACTCTTTTCTTCTTTGTTGCCCCGAGCTTGCGAGGTTAACAGGCAACTCCTTTTAAAACTTTTTGATGAGAAGGATACCCAGCGACGTAGGAGCCGGGTATCCTTCGGTGTTAGTTACCAGTAGTTGCGCGTTGTTCTGGCTTCGATTTCGAATTCGTCTTCGTCCTCCTGCGGATTGTAATGGGTGCAGTACATTCCCATTTCTTCCGCCATGGCCTCTTCTTCTTTATCGACGGCGCTACCGTCTGTTTGCAGGATTGCTTTGACCTCACCTCCTGTTAGTCCCAACATACCAGCGTATGTCAGGATTGAGATGTTAGGGTTTTGATCGTAGTAGTCGCGGATCTCGTCGTCGGTCCAGTATTGCATTAGTTTAGGCATCTTCAGTTTCCTTCTGTGTGTTGGTGAGTTTAGCCGCTAGGTTCCAAGACATGGCGGCAGCGGTAACGAGGTGTGCTCGATCCTCTGGGTTGTGCAGGTTGATCCAGTGCATTACTTCATCCCAGTCTTCGGGTGTGCGAAATAGTCCGATCTCAGTTAGCATAGTTTGTATTCCTTCTCGAAAGTTTGCAGGCAGTTGAAGCTGATTACTTCGTTGTCGCCTATTGGTTCCAGATGTTCTACGCCTGACAGGTGGTCGTAGAAGGTGAGGTACTGCTCGTGCTTGCGCTGGGTGACGCCCCATCTGGACTGTCCGAAGACGTTGAGCAGTCCGTTGATACGCTCGCGTGTTGTGACGGTGGGCCACCCTGCTAGGGTGAAGCAAACGTCATGGTCTGTATTGCGCCATGCGATACGGTTGTTGTGCAGCCAGACTGTTTGTCCGTCGGTATGCGTTCGGGCAGCCTTTGCGGGCCGCCCTGTTAGAAACGCATGTGCAATTTTGTACGTCTCTTTTCTCATGTGTGACATTCCTCTCCGAATAGTTTGATTGCTTCGTGTTTCGTGTATCCGATGTATCGACGGGTCACTAAGTACCCGCCGATGATGTCTGATATCACGATCATTCCGCTGTGCGGTACGACCTCGACTGTCATTTTACTTGGATCTCCCATTCCAGACCCTTGATGCGATCCGACATGAACTCATCGTCGATATGGCTGTCGATGATGCCGACGATCTCGGAACTGTAGTTGTCGATGTCGAAGAACTCGAGTGCGACCTCGTTGACTTCATACGAGTTGTTCCGAAGCATGTCGCAGAAGTCGCCGTCGTCGAAACTGTTTCCGCTGTGCTCTTTGATGAACTCTTTGAAGCCTTCGTGCTTCTTGAGTCCGTCCACGATTGCGTTGATGAAAGCGTCGATTGGGTTATCCATGAGTTATACCTCTTCGTTTTGGATGATGTAATGCGTGTCGAAGCCTTGGTCGATTTCCCAAGTGAAGTGGGGGTTCTCGATCCGTTGGAAGCCACGAATGCGCGACCAGTTACCGTGATCGTGCTCGGTGAAGCGCGGCGTGTGGCCGTGGATTGCCTCGTATGTCCCGATGAACGTTGCTGCGTCGCAATCTTCTTCGAGGTAGAGCATCCCGCCGAGCTTGTAGCTGAACTCTGAGAAGTCCGCTTCGGATAGTCCGATGACGGCTAGGTCGTTGCGTGACACTTCGAGCCAGCCATGTGCTGCATCTGAGATGAATCTGAAGGGTGGTTTGTGTGGCATGTTCGCCTCCTGTGGTTGGTGGGGGCCGCAGCCCCCGGTTGAATTACTTGCGATGAGTGATGGCATTGGTTGCCAACTTTTCCATGATCCCGACCAGCGGGTTGATGAAATCCCCGTCGATCCCGAGCTCTTCGGCTAGGCGCTTACCTTTTTCGAAGAGTCGAACCATGTCTTGCTGCTTGAGCGTGTCGCCTGTTGGAAGGTTCTGAATGAATTCCAAGATAGCTTCAGTGACTTGCGTCAGGTTGTCTTGAAGGTTGTAGTCTCCATCGAAGTTGAACCTCCATGTTTCCGACATATGTTCGCTCGATGGTAGCCCTCGATAGTAGAGTTGGAACCATACATGCTGCGCGTCGAACCCTGTCCCGTCACCTTCGACCTTACAATAGAAGTCTGTCCAGTCGTAGTTAAGGTTGCGCAGAGCCCGGTTGATTTCGCTTACTTCGTCTGACAATCTGAGTACTGTGATATCCATGTTGATATTTCCTATACTTGAGTTACACACCACACATTTGTGATGATGCCTACGGTTTGCAATTTGAATTTATCGCGCCGAGATCCCGAACAGAGTTTAAATGCAAAAAGGATTCCGGGCGGCCCGGAGCACGCTTGGAGAAGGGTTGCCCGGAATTCTTTTTTCCGTTGATTCCTGTTTGGGTTGAGGGAATGGTCAAGGAAGCCGAGCGTCCCCGCTCGGGTAGTCCCGGTTGACGTAAGGTAATTTGGATTTGACGTTTCGTAAACTTGAGACTGACCTCGCATATTTGCTCACCGGACGAGGACACTACGGCCCGCAAGTCCGCCAGAGCAAAAGAGATCTGTTGGGGCCTCAAGGTTACGTTACGTCCAATACAAATGACCTAACGTCCACCGTGACCTTCCGACCCCATCAAAAAGAATGAGTCCGCAAGGACACAATAAACGTGATGGGGTTGACGACGCAT